TCATGTTTTTCATCTAAAAATGGTTGGATATTTGCGACATCTTGTACTAACGTTGAAACTTTTCTTATAAATTTTTCCTTATCATCAATAAATTGATAACGAGGCTTATCTATATCTACTTTCATGGCACTAAGTGCTGAATTCAATTTTTCAAGAGAATTAATATTAGTCTTCCGTGAAAGTTTCTCAACTTCACCGTAGATTTGAACTAATCTATGTCTCAAATAACAAGCCATACTATCCTTTGTCAAGTGTCTTTCTTCTTCTGTTGCGATGTGTTTTTTAAAAAGAGCTCTTATTAATTCTTTAAATTGATCTGTTTCCAAATTAACAAATTCAGCATTAACCGGTTTTCCTTGTGTTACTGGATCGGCCATTGAAAAGACCAGATGTTGTCCCAATGTTCTATTTAATCCATCATTTACAATTGCATTATCCAAAATCATAACAGAATTCGAATTGTTGTCCATGACGCAATATTTGTCTTTGACTTTTACTTCGAATAATAATCTTCTTCTCCAAAGAGTGTCAGGTCTCAATAAACCATCGGGCTGAGTAAAAGCGTTATTGGTGTTACTTATAACGCATTCTAATTCAAACATCCTTCCTTTACTACTTAAATCCGCTTGTTTTGTTATGACGGGATTACCGGAGAAAAGATTCATTTTCATTAAAATCTCGTCCACTTCAACTTGATTGGTTATGTTTGATTCATCTTGAATTGCAACAGTTTGACCATAATACATGTCACAATGATCTAAATTGTCTTGTAGGACATACAAATCATTTGATTGTAAGCGACTTGGGTTTGGTTCTAATCCCAAAGTATGACGAATCAAATTAGCCTCCTCTTCAATAACTTGTCTAACGACTTTAACAATTTGAGCATTAACGTCAGTCTTACCTATTCCTGATTGCTGACTATAAAGTTGTACATGGAAAGGTTCAATTCCTCCTAATAGTATCCTTGCGGCTGATCTTGCTATAGGATACAATTTCTCCATTAATTTACGCTGTTCTGTAAATGCTCTTTGTAAATTATAATCTTTAACATCAAATATCCATAATTTTATTCTTTGCATTTCAACATGATCTTTAAAAAATCCCAAGATAGATCCTACATCTCTTGTCAATAATTTTGGTGTTATATTTTCACAATAAACAGCTGAAGTTAACCATTCTCTTACAACTCTGTGTTTTTCTAGAACAGTTTTGTGATCTCGTTTAAAAATTGACTTTATGTGATCCAAACAATAATTATAAACCATAAATATTACGTCATATACTTTAGGCAAAGCTGTTATTCCTGCCGAAATATAAGAGACATTTCTAAATGATTCAATTATCTTTTTTCCAAC